GAAAAAACTGGTGGAGTTCTTGATTCCTTGTCTGGTAATCTAACTGATTTTGACAGAAGAGGTGGAAAACCAGTTGGAGTGAGTGGTGCTGCCACAGGTATAATAGATTTCTTCACTGCTAATATGTTTGACCTTGACAAAAGAGGAGGACTTTTTGAATCTAAAGAATCATTTGAAAGAAGAGAGAAAATAAATGAAAAAATAAAAGAAGAAAAAAAGAATAGACCTAAGAAAGGATTGATGAGATTTTTACCATTTAAATTTGGAACTGAAATTGGAGGTGTGGATGGCCCCGACGGCATAGATAGAATTCCAGCAATGTTAACAAAAGGTGAGACAGTTCTTTCAAAGGATGAATCAGAAAATTTGAAAGAAATGGGAGTATTCAATGTTGATAAATTAGTTGGGGGTCTGAAGAAAATGTTTTCTGAGGGTAAAGAAACCACTAGAAGTTTACAAAATTTATCAGATGAGGATTATTATTATCTTGGTCTTGCGGTTTCTGGTGAAGCTACATTGAATAGTGATGATGTGTATGGTGTCGTTGCTTCAATATTAAACAGAGTTGCCTCAAAACAATACAAAAATACTGTTAAAGATGTAGTTCTTAGTAGTGACACGGCAGATGGAAAGATGGAATATGAAGCGTTAAATATCATGGATGTTAATAATCCAAACATATCCAAGGAAGTTAAAAATTTCTTACAGGGTGATAAAAGAAATATTATAAAAGATTTAAAGTCAGAGAAAGGTCAAAAAGAAATTATTGAGGCAATTCAAATTTTAGATGGCAGAACAAATTATAAAGGACAAGATCAAATTTCAAATAGAGTAAAGGAAGAGGATCCAATGTTTGATCCAAAGGGTAATTTTTTCCATTATAATTTCCAAGAAACTCCAATGACTTTAAGAAATGCTACTGAGGAACAGAAAAATTATCGTCCACCAACCATTAAAGATTTTGTAAAACAAATTGAGCCAAAACCAACAGGTTTAATGAGAGTGGTTTCTGGAGTTCTTGATGCTGTTACTGGTGATAAATATGATTTCGATGGTAGATCTTCTGATAATCTTCAATCAGTGATTGAAAGTAAATCAGATCAATTAGCTCAAAATATTCTTACACCACCAACTACTCAAAGTAATAATGTTAATTTATTACCCATACCAATAACTCAACAATCACAACCAATAAACGGAAATGTTCCTGTTTCATCTCCCATAGTATCACCACAAGTCTCAACAACGCCAGTCACATCAACTATGAGTACTGTAAGTTTTATTAATATGATATCAAATAAACAATTATCAATAGGATGATATTATGAGTTATAGAGGCAGTTATCTTATTTCCAAATGTGAGTTGATTCCAAATGGATCATCTTTGAAAAAAAATTATGATATAGCTCGTGGAAATCCATCAATTAATTATTATGAAAGTGTTACAAGTCCATCGATATCCATGACAGTTTCTTTTATTGATATTGATCAGATGATCAGTGTAAAAGGAATAACTGGTGGGGAAATGATTGATTTAGAAATTATAATACCAGATTTTGAAGAAAAATTTAAAATTACATCTAAAAAACAAAAAATGGTTTTGAACTCTGTTCGAGATGTTGTGACTTCCTCCAATAAACAAACGGCGACTTTAGAGTTTATTTCAGAAGAATCATTGGTTAATGAAACTTGTAGAGTTAACAAAAAGTTCACAGGGAATGTCACACAAATTGTAAATGAATTACTAGAATCTGAAACAAAAGGAATCAAAACTAAAAAAGAAATAAAATCAGATGATGCTGTAAATAAGTATTCATTTGTAGGAAATCTAAAAAGACCTTTTGAAACAATTCAATGGTTATGTCCGAAAGCACAGGCTTCTTCTAAGAATTTTGGTTTTTTATTTTTTGAAAATCGAGATGGTTTTCATTTTAAATCGATTGAGAATTTACTAAAACAAGAACCAGAATTTTTGTATAAAAAACCAGATCGTCCAACAGAGACTGATCTTAGAATTATTGAAAGTAATTTAAATCAATCTAATGACATGGGTATTAACGCAAGAATGGGTATGTATTCAAATAAAACAATATATATTGATCTTGAAAATGAAACTTATGAAGAGACAGATTTCAATATTTCTGAACTAAATCCAGAGAAACCTTTGAAAGTGATTGATACATTAAAAGAGAAGCCAACTCGATTAATGTTTAGAATTTTAGATCAAGGAGCTTTACAAAAAGGATCAAAGAAAGAAGAAGTTGAGAAGAGAAATGAGCTTGCCGTTTATCAAAATAAATCTTATATTAGGAACAACCTATTGTTTTCTCAATCCTTAAATATATCAGTTCCAATTAATCCTGAGTTAAGAGCTGGACAGATGATCGAAGTTCAATTTCCTCTTAAATCAGAAGATTACACAGCTCCCACAGATGAATATGGAAGGGACGGAGATAATGATATCAGTGGAAAGTATTTAATTTCTGAATTGAGACATGTGATAGGAGATGGAAAATCTTCAACTCAACTTAATTTAATTCGAGATACTTTTACCGCGCTTAAATAAAAGAAACAGGAGAATCAAATGAAATCAATCGAAGATCACATCGAATACGACAAGAAAATTGCTGACGATCCACAGGCAAATCCAGCAGCGAGAAGACATGCAAAAGAAGAGTTACATGAACTCGAAGAGTATGTCGAACATCATAAGGAAGAAATAGATGCAGGGGATCACCATGATCCAAATGCTTTAGAATTATTTTGTGATCAACACCCAGATGAACCTGAGTGTCTAATCTATGACGATTAATTAGATGTATCAAAACTTTTTTGGAAAAGATCCTATGAAGTGGTGGATTGGTCAAGTGACTGATCCAGATAAAGGAGAGTGGGGAGATTCCTTAGAAAAAACAAAGGCGGAGAATCCAGAAGATGACATCTATACTCTTAGATGTCGTGTTCGTATCGTTGGTTATCATGCGTGTGAGGATGATTTACCAGATAAAGATTTACCTTTAGCTCATGTTCTTTTACCACCAAATACCACAACCACTGGTGGATGTGGCCGCACAACACAATATCAAGGTGGAGAGGTTGTAGTTGGATTTTTCTTTGATGGTGATGATGCACAACAACCTGTAATTTTTGGAACTCTATTTAAACAATCTTTCATTGGAGATCAATTATCAAGTAAAGATTTTGATGGTAAAAAACATACTTGTTTCGTTCCATACACACCACCAAAAGTTAGGCAGAGGGCTGGTAAACATAGATTCTATTCAGAGTCACCTTGGCCTGGCGGATTTTCACCTGGCGAGGTTTTAAAAACTATTGCATCAAAACAGAAAGAGGCTGCTACAAATATTACTATTGACAATTTCACTGCATGTGAGGATAATGAGATATCAAAAATAAGTAATGCAGTAAAGGATTTCACTCGGAAGATGGAAACCCTTCAACAATTGAATGAACAGAGTTCATATGTTGATCCGATTTATGGTGGTGTTATTAATATTCAAGATGAAATAAAACTAACAACATCAAGAATTCAAAATTCGACAACAAAATTAGTTCGTCGTGCTAGATCATGGTTGATTCAAGATACTCTTGATAAATTAAACGCAACTTTGAAAGATCAAACGCCGAAGACTTTACAAGCACCTGTAGGACAAGCTACTAAATCACTTACTGATGTTATTTTTTGTAATATTGAAAAGATACAGGGAGCTCTTGAAGATTATCTTTCAAAAAGTTTAGAAAACATGATAGGTCAAGTCTTAGATGTACCTATTTGTGGTGTTGAAAACTTTTTGGCTGATATGTTTGGTCAGATTAATAATATTCTAGATTCTGGGTTGGGGGACATATTTTCACAATTAAATAATATTCAAGGTGGTGGTATTGGACTTCCCAGTAAAACATTTTCAAAAGCGATTAAGTTTGCAAACATTATCACAAATGTTCTTGATTGTGATTCTTTAAATTGTCCAGAAAATACTACATATTCTTCAAAAAATGGTGTTTCAAGATCAATAGGGGATAGTTTTGATAGTATAATTGATAAAGTTGGATTATCATCTTTAGTTAATCCTCTTGTAGATAACCTTAATGATGCGATTCCAGCTACACCATCTAAACCAGATTGTCAAACTGATGTTCTTAAGTGTGGGCCTCCAAGAGTGGACTTTATAGGTGGCACTGGTCAAGGTGCAACTGGAAGTGCGATTGTAAATGCTCTTGGAAATATCATAGGAGTCGCAATAAACGGTACAGGATTTGGATTTAAAGAACCACCTTTACTTTCTTTCTTTGATAGTTGTGATAAAGGTTACGGTGCTGGAGGTTATCCTATCATGGGGTCTGTTTCACCTTTAATATATACTGAATCTGATAGACAGAGAGATTTGATATCATCAACTCAGTTAACTAATATAGCTGATGAAACTGGTATTGATGATGGAACTGGTCTAGGTCAAATTACTAAAATTATTCCTGATGGAAAAAAAGTTGGAGATGCTGTAATTGATAATGATGAAAACTCTATTAAAATAAAGGATGTTGGACTAGAAGTAAATAATACTAATCTACCAGTTTATGTTCCTGATCCAAATGGAAACGAACTTGGTGTGGTTGGTGTTGTGATTACTAACCCTGGCCAAGAATATCTTTCAAATACAACTGAAACTGATATTGATGGAAACGTTAAAGAGTTAATTCCAGATCCAAATGCAAATTATGATGGAGAACAATCATATGTGACATCTTTAGATGATGTTATTGTTGAAAATACAGGTTTTGGATATGGTGATGATGATACAGCATCAGTGAGTGGAGGATCTGTTGGTGCTGGTGCTGGTGATGCTGGTTCAGTGAGTGGAACACCTGTTGATGCCGCTGGTAATATTTTGCCAGGCGATGCAACAGGTGATATAATACAGAAGCCTGGTCAGGCACAGGTTGAATTAAATATTAGAGATGGATTGATCGTGGGTGTAAATGTTGTGAACGGTGGATTTGGATTCACTGGACTTCCAGAGATCACGATAAATAGTGACACTGGAGCTGGTGCAAAATTATTACCAGTACTCAAATTCACTAAGGTTGATGACGCATTTAAACTTGCTGACACAAATAGTCCTTTCAATAGAAATTTACCTGTTGTGACTGTAATTAGTTGTATCGAGAAGTAAGATGACAAATAGCAAAGCTCCAAATGACGGTCAAAATTTAGAATGTGATAAACACCTGAGATATGTTGTTCAGAGTGGACAGAGTAGCATACATGGAGACACTCTGTATGAACTACAAACACAGGAGGCTCAGTCTTTTGCGTTTCACTCTGGAACTGGCCAAGGAGGTTCTGGTGGTGGGCCTGGAACTGGTAAAGCAGTTTTATATACGCCAGGATCATCAACTGAAGTTCTTGGTGAAGGTTTAAAAGTTAGAACTAACAATGATCTTAGTCAACTACCAGCTAAAATTATAAAGTGTAAAAAAGGTGATGTAGTTATTGATTGTGAGAATGGAGACATCACACTTAGAGGAAGAAATATAAATTTTGAAGCAATCGGTGGTGATCAAGGTGGTCAATTCAATATAAAAGCCACTAGGGTTGCAACCATTGATTCACCAGATATTCGACTTCAAGGTGAAAAGATATTGATAAAATCCGATAACACATGTAATGTAATAAGTAAGGGTTTCTTGGAACTTAAATCTGGGTTTACATTATCAGCATCTTTTGCTGATGAGTCCTTTGGAACTATGTCTCAAGTTCTAAAATCAGCAACAACAATTAATCCACCAACAATTTAATGAACATATCTAGACAACAACTTGATAAATTGGTCGTGGGAACGAATGATGTCTCCTATGTTCCACCTGACACTTCTCCAACTGGAACTGCGGTCTTAAATGGCCCTGTTTATATTGGAAAACCATCAGCTGCGCCAGGATATGAGGCTGCTTTGAACGTTGCATCAAACGGTGCTGTTCAAAATCCACTTGACACTCAACCAGCATATCAATCAAGTTTAGCAATTAAAGCAGATGGTAATCTAACTGTCGTTGGTGATGGTAAGACTCCAAATGCTTTACTCATATCTGGTGGGTCATCTGTTGATACTATTAGTGTCATAGGTGATATGACTGTTTCTGGTTCAGTTGATTGTGGTAATAAAGGTAGACTCGCTGCTAGATTTGGTTCTGCCGATGCAAAACCAAAACCATTTGATTTAGAACATCCAACAAAAGGAAAGGGTCATCGTCTTCGTTATGCTTGTATTGAAGGCCCAGAAGTTGCAGTTTATTGTCGTGGGAGATTGAAAGATTCCAATGTAATTAATTTACCTGATTATTGGAAAGATTTAGTTCATGAAGATAGTATCACTGTTCAATTACAACCGATTGGACAAACACAAAATCTTGTAATTCAAGAGTTTAATAATGAATTCATTGTCATCGCAGAGGATTCAACTAATACTGACTTGATTACTGATTTATCGACCATTGATTGTTTCTACCATGTGTATGGTGAAAGAAAAGATATCAATCCTTTGATAGTTGAGTATGAGGGCAACAGTTGGGAGGATTATCCTGACCCTAACTTTAATCCAAATAAAGTTGATGAGGATAAGAAAACTTATAACGATCCTCGTTTTGCTGGCCCACCTAACACTCGTACAGTTTGAAAAAACTAATTTATATTGAAGAAAATTTTATTTCTTCTAATGAATGTCAAGAACTTATTGAATTATCTAAATCAAACCCAGATGAGATGCCTTATGGTGGTGAGAGTCGAGGTGGTGAAACATATCTAACAACCCTTGATGGAATATATTTTGAATCACAAAAGAATAATATTGTTGATAGAGTGACAAATGTTTGTAAAACATTTGATTCGAGAGTGATTATAGATTATGCTGGTGTGGTAAGGTGGCCTTCTGGTACTTTCATGAGATCTCATATAGATCCACATAGACCTAATCAAGAACCAGATTTATTCGCAGCAGTTCTTTATTTGAATGATGATTTTGATGGTGGTCATACTTGTTTTGATGAGTATGAGATAAAACCAGAAACAGGTAAGTTACTTATCTTTTCAAACTCAATGTATGAACATTCAGTTAGTAAGATTACAAGTGGTGAAAGATTTGCTCTTAGTATATGGTATAATCAATGAAAAAACTGATATATATTGAAGAGAATTTTATTTCTCTTGATGAGTGTCAAAAATTTATAGATTTTTCTAAATCAAATAAAAAAGAAATTTCTTATGTGATGAGTGAGCAAAGCGTAGAACATCCATATATCACACACTTAGAATGGAAAAATCATGGAGCTTCATATTATAATGGAGATGTTGATACTACCGTTCCTTCTTTAGATGAAGAAGTTGTAACTAGAGTAAACAGTATTTGTAAAAATTTTGACTCAAATGCTAATCTAGATTATGTGGGAGTGGTGAGATGGCCTATCGGAACATTCATGAAACCACATGTAGATGATAATGATGTACATAAACCTGATATGTTTGCTGCAATGTTATATCTAAATAGTAATTTCTCTGGTGGATATACTTGTTTTGAAGATTTTGAAGTCAAACCAGAGCCAGGAAAACTAATAATCTTTTCAAATTCACACTATCTTCACTATGTAAGTAAAGTTGAGAACGCGGAAAGATTCGTTCTGTCATTCTGGTATAATTCATTGAATAAATAAACTTAGACAGAATCTGTAATTAGAGAAGAGTAGGATGCCCCTTTCAAGACTGGAGAATTTTCTAA